GATGCCGAGTGATGGCACAACAATTAATCATATAAAACAATATTTAAGAAAACTAACATCTAATGGTACAAAGCCAGATGTAGTTTTTATTGATTATATGGATTGTGTTGTACCCACTAAACAATTTAAAGATGAATATGCTGGTGAAGGAAACGTTATGAGACAGTTTGAAACTATGATATCTGAATTAGACGTTGTTGGGTGGACTGCAGTACAAGGTAATAGAAGTTCTATAGGTGCGGATGTAGTGAAAGCAGATATGATTGGTGGTTCAATTAAAAAAGGACAAATTGGACACTTTATTATCTCAGTAGCTAAGACTTTAGAACAAAAAGAAGAAGGTACTGCTACTATGGCAATACTAAAGTCTAGATTCGGTAAAGATGGTATTATATTCGAAGATATATTATTTGATAACGGATCATTAAAAATAGACACTAGTATTTCTAGTGACGTTTCATTCTTAGAACACCAAAACGGTGAGGAGAAGAGAAAGTCTCAATTGGTTATAGATGCCATGAAAAAGAAAAGAGAGACATTAGGGGAAAATTAATAATAATAATAATTAAATTAAGTAGTTAAAAAATGGAGTTATCAAGCAAAATTTTATCAGATATTACTGTATATATGAAGTATGCAAAATATCTACCAGAATTAAACAGAAGAGAGACGTGGAATGAATTAGTTACCCGTAATAAAGAAATGCATCAAAAAAGATATCCTAATATAGCGGATAAAATAGATGAAGCATATCAGTTTGTATATGACAAAAAAGTATTACCCTCAATGAGAAGTATGCAATTTGGTGGTAAACCAATTGAAATATCACCTAATAGAATTTATAATTGTGCATATATGCCTATCGATCATATAGATTCTTTTAGTGAGTGTATGTTTTTATTGTTAGGTGGAACTGGTGTAGGTTACTCAGTACAAAAACATCATGTTGAGAAGTTACCACCAGTAAATAAACCTTATGAGAAAAGAACAAAAAGATTTTTAATTAGCGACTCAATAGAAGGTTGGGCAGATGCAATTAAATTATTGATGAAATCATATCTTAATGGTAAGAGTTCTAGAATAGTATTTGATTATTCAGATATTAGACCTAAAGGTGCTAGATTAGTTACATCAGGAGGTAAGGCACCAGGACCTCAACCATTAAAAGAATGTATCGTTAAAATAACTGGAATATTAAGTGAAAAAGAAGATGGTGAACAATTAACTACTTTAGAGGTTCACGATATTGTATGTCATATTGCAGATGCAGTATTAGCGGGTGGTATTCGTAGAGCAGCATTAATTAGTTTATTTTCTGCAGACGATCAAGAAATGATAGGGTGTAAATCAGGTAATTGGTGGGAAACAAATCCACAAAGAGGTAGATCTAATAATTCAGCTTGTTTAATGAGACATAAGATAACTAAGGAATTCTTTTTAGATTTATGGAAAAGAGTTGAGTTAAGTGGGTCTGGTGAGCCAGGTATTTATTTTAATAATGATAAAGATTGGGGTACTAATCCTTGTTGTGAAATAGCTCTGAGACCTTATCAGTTTTGTAATTTATGTGAAGTTAATGTATCAAACATTGAATCACAAGAAGATTTAAACCAAAGAGTTAAAGCTGCAGCTTTTATAGGTACACTACAAGCTGGATATACACATTTTCATTATTTAAGAGATATTTGGCAGGAAACTACAGAAAAAGAAGCTTTAATTGGTGTTAGTATGACTGGTATCGGTTCAGGTAGAGTTTTAGGTTATGATATGGAAGAGGCAGCTAAAGTAGTTAAAAGAGAAAATAGTAGGGTTGCTAAATTAATTGGAATTAATAAATCTGCTAGAACGACTACTGTTAAACCTGCAGGAACTACTTCACTTACATTAGGTACTTCTTCTGGAATACATGCGTGGCATAATGATTACTATATTAGAAGAGTTAGAGTAGGTAAAAATGAATCAATGTATGGTTATCTTAATACTAATCATCCAGAATTAATAGAGGATGACTATTTTAGAGGACATGATACTGCAGTTATTTCTATACCACAGAAAGCACCTAAAGGATCAATTTTAAGAACTGAGTCTCCATTTGATTTATTAGAAAGAGTTAAAACAGTGGCAACTAAATGGGTTAAAGGGGGACATAATAGTGGTTCTAATTCACATAATGTATCTGCTACCATATCTTTAAAAGAAGGAGATTGGGAGTTAGCTGGTGAATGGATGTGGAATAATAGAGAACATTATAACGGATTATCTGTTTTACCCTATAACGGTGGAACTTATGTTCAAGCACCATTTGAAGATTGCACCAAAGAAGAGTATGAAAAAATGATGAAGACTCTAAGTGAAATAGACTTATCAAAGGTAATTGAAGAAGATGATGAAACAAATTTGATACCTTTTTTTTTTATATAACCTTTTCTTTTAAAAAATTTATTGTAGAATATTTATATACATATGGCAGAAGAAAGATTTATAAATATTGATTTCCCATTTAAGGATAGTGAAAGAGGTTTTTACTTTAAATTAAATCAAACTGATAAAGATGCAATTAAAGCTGATTTATTACATCTTTTATTGACTAATAAAGGAGAAAGATTATATATGCCTGATTTTGGTAGCGATTTAAAAAAGTTTATTTTTGAACCTAATGATAATATAACTCATAGTGAGATATAGAAGAATTAATAATAGTAGAATTAAAATACACAGTAATAGATGGTACTTTCGCATCTTCTGATATTTTAGAAATAACACTTTAAATATGAAAAAGAAAGTAAATTATAATAGTAGAAATTTTGCAGAAGTAAGGGCAGAATTAATTGGTTTTGTCCAGCAATATTATCCTGAAGTATTATCAGATTTTAATGATGCTTCCGTAGGGATGATGTTATTAGAGTTAAATGCTGCGGTAGGTGATATGTTATCATTTCACACAGATAGGATGTTCAATGAGACACAAATAAATTATGCACAAGAAAGATCTTCACTATTAGAATTAGCTAGGACTTTTGGGTTAAAAGTTCCTGGTAAAAGACCTAGTATAACTATTGCAGAATTATCTGTTATCGTACCAGTAGATGAAAACGATGGTACAAAAGCGGATGAGAGTTATGCACCAATATTATTAAAGGGTACGCAAGTAACAGGTGCAGGTAAAGTGTTTGAGTTAGTGGAGGATTTAGATTTTTCTTCACCTTTTAGTAGTAGTGGTATACCTAATAGAAAAGTTTTACCTAATAAAAATGCTTCTGGAGGAATAGATAATTACGAATTAGTTAAACAAGCTTTAGTGGTAAATGGTATTACTAAACAATATAAAAGAGTTATATCCAGACAAGATTATAAACCCTTTTTAGAGGTTATATTACCTGAAGATAATGTAATATCAATAGATAATATTATTACTTTAGAAGGTACTAATTTAACAACACCACCTACGTTAGTTGATTTTACTACTTTTGAAAATAATTTTTACGAGGTTAGTGCATTAGCTGAAGGAGAAAAATTTATAGAGGATCCTAATGTACCTACAACTACACAAGGTATTTTAGTGGGTAAATGGAAAAATATACCACAAAGATTTATTAGTGAATATACCGATAATGGTTTTTGCAAAATTACTTTTGGTGGTGGAGAAATAGATGTTTCAGAATTAAATGATTTTATTGGTTGTAGAGGTCAAATAACACAAATAGGTGATTTTGTTAATAATGATTCATTAGGTACTATACCTACACCTGGAAGAACTATGTATATTAAATATAGGATAGGTGGTGGGGGAGATAGTAATGTTGGACCTAATGTATTAAAAGGTTTAGGTGATGTATTTATGATTACCACTGGGGAAGATGCGACTATAAACTTAAGTGTTGAGAATAGCTTAAAATCAAATAATCCCATACCTGCCATTGGTGGTAAGGATCAACCATCATTAAATGAAATAAGACAATTAGTTAAATATAATTTTTCTGCACAAAATAGATGTGTAACAATAAAAGATTATATGTCAAGAATAAGTTTAATGCCAGGAAAGTTTGGTATACCTTTTAGAAGTGGGGTGTGGGAAGACAGAAATAAAGTCAACGTAACTATTTTAGCTTTAGATGAGAATGAAAATTTAACTAATAGCTCTACAGATACCTTAAAAGAAAATATTGCGGAGTATCTATCTAATTATAGAATGTTAAACGATTATGTAACCATAAAAGATGGTAGAATTATTAACCTTTCGTTTGAAATTTCACTATATACTGATAAAAGTACGTCTAAAGGTGAAATTATGTCTGCAGTTATTGAATCAGTAGAAGAATATTTTGATATAGATGAGTGGGGAATGGGAGAAAATGTTTATTTAGCTCAATTAATTGAAAATATTAATAATGTAGGTGGTGTATTAAATGTTACTGATTTAAAAATATTTAATAAAGTTGGTGGTAAATATTCATTGAATGAGATATCCCAACCTTATACAGATGATGCAAGTAAAGAAATTAACATTTCTGATGATTATACTTTATTTGGTGAACCAGATGCAATGTTTGAAATTAAATTCCCGAACAAAGATATAAAAGTTAGGTTTAAATAGTTACTTTTCGTAGTTTATGAATTAGTTTTAAAAAAAATAGAAATTATGGGATGTAATACATGTAACGGAAAAAAACAAGGTGAGATGTCATATGACGATTTACCACAAAAAGAAATTAAGTTAATTCCTTCCGCAATTGCAGATGGAAACTTTAACGATATGAATATATTATTAAAATTAGTGACAACAATAGTAATTTTATTAGCAATACCATTAGTGTTAGTGGCAATTACCCTCCAATTTATTTTACATATGTTTACCCCTCAGTGGTTACAAAAAATACAAGTAAAATGGTCATTATATTGGAAAAATAAAATTAGAAAAAGAACAGAAAAAAATACAGTAAGAAAAAACACTGCGAATAGGAATAAAAGAGAAAAACAGTTTTCTGACACACCAACATATAGTGCAGAAACATTTAGTAATTTAGAAATTATAGAAAATAACGAGGAAAGTGAACAAAGGTAGATATGTCAAAATCAGTTCGAATAAGAACAACACCAAACGGAAAAGATAAGTATGTTAAGGTCGAACTTAAACAAGATTTTGACTTACTAGAAATTTTAAGTTTAAAAATTAAACAGGAAGATGTTTATGGAAACTTTTGTTCTGATCATGGAGTAGTTGCTGGTAGAGTAGTTATAAATAACGGTTTTGGTGTACCTAATGTAAAAGTATCTATATTTATACCAAAAAATTCTAATAATCCTATAGTTGACCAATTATATCCTTTTGATAGTCCTTCACCGGATAAGAAAAATGTTAATGGTATAAGGTATAATTTATTACCTGATAGTCAACAAACTTTAGATCACACACCTGTTGGTACG